GAAGCTACTCTAAATGAATTTTCTTTTTCAACATTAATTAGTGATTCTATTGGCTCAATCTTTGATATGGTCAAAGGAGCTTTCAATTGGATTGGAACTTTATTTACAGACCCGGTTGCGGCATTACAACAAGCGTGGAATGGGTTAGTTGGCGAAGGTGGATTAATTGATATACTCTATTCTCCAATTGATAAAGCAATTGCTTGGATCCAAGGTCTATTTGGCTGGGGAAATCCAGAAGAACCATTCAAACTTTCAACATTAGTAAAAGATGCTTTTACTTCCGCAAAAGATTGGATTGTAGGTCTATTCACATGGGGATCTGAAGCTGGTACTGGCGAAGATGGCGAATGGACATTAACTACGTTTGTGACTAATGCGTTTAATAATGTAAAAACTTGGTTTACAGGTCTTTTCTCTTGGGCATCTGAAGGATTATCTGAAGGATGGACTAACCTTACTGATTTCGTAAAAGGTAAATGGGCCGCAACTAAAGAATGGTTCACTGGAATGTTTAGTTGGTCTTCTGGTGAAGAGGATAAGGGTGTAATCCAACAACTGTTTGATTCTACTATTGAAAAAGTAAAATCATTCTTTACAGATCTATTTGATTTCTTGCCATCATTTGCAGAGATCAAAGCTTCACTTACTTCTATGTTACCCGAATGGATGAAGCCTGATTCTATTGAAGATCAAAGAGCAGAGTTGATAGATCAATTAGCAGCAATGGAAGCTGCTGCGGCAAATGCATTGCCAGCGGCTGAGCAATTTGATAATCCTCTTACTAATGATACTAGAGAAGATTTTGAAGCTGAAGCTGCTGCTATTAGAGCCCAATTAGCTGAACTTCCACAAGCAAATAAAGGTGGCTTTATGAATGCCCCAGCTTCTGGTGGATTAGCTATGTTACACGGTGCTGAGATTGTAGCACCTCTTGATTCTCCACAAGGTAAAGTCCTAATGGCAATCAACGATCTTATGAACGCTAAGTCTGCTGCTGGTGCTGGTGAATATGGTGGAATGGGTGGACCAATGATTATACAAGGTGGAAGTAATAGTTCTTCGAATAATACAAACAATGTTTCTACTTCAAGTTATACTATCCAACAAGGTATTACACCTGATGACTTCCTTAAACGAGACTTTGTAAACTTCTCATACTGATAAAAAAAGGGACCCCGAAGGGTCCCTTTTCTCTTATTGGCCTGATGCCAACTTTTGGAAATAACTCAATGTATCATCTTCACCATCAGATGTTTCTGATACTGAGTTACTTGTTACTCCAGGTGATGCTTCTACTGGTTCATAACGAGATGGAGCTGGTTCATCAAGTGATACCGACTCAGCTGTAGTCATTACCATACTTTCTTGACCAAGAACGGCATTCAACTTAGCTTTTAGTTCATCGTAAGTTTTATAGTTCTTAGGATCGAGGAAATCCTGCAAGCTATACAAACGATTATAAACACCTTCTAGCTTTTCGTCATCATCAGAAAGAGCAGAGGCATTTGCAAACTCAGATTTGTCATAGTTACGATAACCCGCAACCTGCTGAATCTTAAGTTTGAAATTCGCACCTTCCCAGAAATCAAATGGATTCACTGGATCTTCATCGGCAAATTGTGGTTGCATAACATCCATAATCTTATCAAAGATTTTCTTACCAAACTTATAAAGGAATACCTTACCTTCATTGTCTGGATTACCTGGATCAGAAACAACCTGAATATTTGCTACATAATGCAAGCGACGCTTACGATCGCGAGCAATTTGCTTATCCTCTTCACGACCAGAATTCCACAGCACTGAGTTCATTTCAGATACTGGATCATTTTGACCAATTGATGTAAGAGAATTTTCGATGTACCAACGACCTGATGGTCCTTGGAAACCGTGATCCCAATAACGAACCCAAGGGAGATCCTCGCCTTCGGGTGCTGGTAGGAAACGAATTACTGCATAACCATTGCCTGCTTTATCGACTGTTGGTTTCCACAAACGCTCATCTGCATAAGATTTTTGTTGTTGGGTACCACCACCTGCAGCTTCTGCTGCTTTAGTGAGTGCATCGATAGAACCGCGGTTACGCTTTAGATTTGAAAAAGACATATATTTTCTCCGTATGTTTTTGTATTTACTGAATTATCCACTGTCACATAATATAAACTATTATACACCAAAATCACTCTGGTGTAAACACCCTAAGCACAATATTTTTAGCTTTTTCTAAATCATATTGAACAAAAGGTGAATACTTACGAATCTTACGTGAGACATCTGGCCACACGATAGTTTCGGTTATTTCTTTATCAGCACGATCCATGAATCTAGTTAATTGATTCAGAATTACTACTGACTCTATATTTATATCACCACCAAGGTAAGCAGTAATAATTTTTGGATGTCCATCTTTTGAGTCTAACACTTGATCTAAACTGCCAAGCCAGACTAGTGTATTCATATCGTTTTCGAATGTATAACCTAATGATTGCATACGCTTCTGATAAGACTTATAAATGTCTTCATCTTCTAACATTTCACCAATCCAAGTTTTATCTTGAATAAAGTAGGCTGCATAGTAATTAATGAGCTCATGCACATCATTAAATTTCTTACCAACCTTTGCAAAGAAATACTTATCTTTTCGTTTCCAAAAAGATTGTGGCTTTACAGAAGTTTTATAATTGTATTTGATAGCATCATAACTATCAGATTCAAAATGTAACTTCATAGATTGATAAAAGCGAAAAGCGTCGTATGGTTCCATAATCATATTGGTAAGGTTGCAGTGTTAGAGTCTTTAATCATACGAAGACGTTGAGCCTCCGCGGTCACTTTTTCTTTGAGGTTAGGGGTAATCACCCTTGCCACATCTTCTACTGGAAATTCCAGCTCTTCGCATACTTCTAAGATTGCATCCATATAAGGTAACTCAAACTTCATTACCTTTTTCTCTACCATTTGAGAGAAACGTTTCTTTGTGAGTATCTTACCTTCTAACATACTGGAATTAGTTCCAACGATAATATTTGTGAGTTCCGATTTGTGTAGTGTAGTTGAGAGTCTTTGCCCAGGTTGGGTTGACATAGTTAGCATGATAGTGTGTTGCCCCTTCTGTAATATCAATATTGTTATACCATAAAGCAAGTGTTTCACGAACCACTATCTTAACTTTATTTTCTAATTCTTCGTTAATCATTCGATCCGACTTTCCATCACAATACCAGCTAAACTGACATTGATTGCGAATCATATTACCATTGGAGTCTTGTCTACCCTGATATACTACTGAACAGATATCGTCGGGATACCGAGAATCTTCGGCTCTATTGAGTACTACATTAGTAACACCCATAACCGAAGCATATCCATCTGAACGAGCTTCAAAGTATCCATTCTGAATTAAACACTGAAATTCACTACCAGTAATATTTGTGATACTTTGAGCGTTTACCGATCCAACACTCGCAGCAATACACAATCCGAGTTGAGCCGTCCATTTGGTGAATTTGTTTTTGTAGTCAAAGTTTGCCATGTATTATCAACCTGCTTTGGAGTTTTTGTCTGCACGATAGGAAGAATCTCTTCGGGCTTTCTTAGTTTGATTTTACGAGACTCTTCTCCTACATTTTGTAGGGATGTACCTTTTACTTCAAATCCCTTTGCAGAACTTGAAATATATTCTGTCAATTCTTTCGTTTTGACATTGAAGACATACAACCTCATTGCACCAATAATAGTGATTGGTATAATAGAAGTAATCTTAAATTCATTATCTTCTTTCAGGTACTTAAGCTTTGATACTTGCTTATCAGCAGCTCTTGGTTTTGGTGCACGGGTCTTACGGGTTGCTTTAGCAGAAGCTTTGACTCGATCAAGATCAGCAATCATATCCTGTACCAACTTGATCCGCCGGCGAAGAACTGTACGCTTAACATGTGAGTAACCTTCAACGGCCTGTTCACATCGTTTATGATAAGCGTCTTCAAAATCTAATAGCCAACCTTCAAGTCTTGACAACACAGGAGCAATGTGTGCATTACTCAAACCGTGGAGCTTAAAGCAATTGTACATATTAAATTCTGGCTCTTCGCCGGCGATCCATGCGTCCTCCAGCTCATCCAAGTCTGTCATAACAGTATCTTGAATTTTGCTGAAGAGACGCTGTTGAGGAGTTAACACAACAACATTTGACGCAGCCTGATCAGAAGCTGCTTTCTCCTCAAGGATTTGTTTACCCTTTTCAATTAAACCCGAATAAAAATCGTTGATGTGTTTAAATGAATGCGAGTATTTAGATGGCAACTCCAATTCAAGGTTAGTCCAATAAATTGCAGATGCGTGGTGCGTGAACATATAAAAATTATATTCAGGCGTAGCAAGAATAGCTTTAGCATCATCTTTAGAAAAGTTAGCTTTTACATAAGGCTTTGTGATTGATGTAAGTTCTTTACGATCGACTTCCATATGTACATAGTACTTGAAAGCTTCAAAACCTTGGTTCATTGGTGCTCCTGCTAGGCCTGTCTTTGGCCTAGCGCGGACTGTAGCTTTTTTACGAGCTGCCATAGCTGTTTCTCCTTAGTGAATATATTTATATTCTACCACAAGTGGCTGAGAATGTAAACAGTTATTTTAAACTTTTTGAAAGTTTTTCACAGTTTCAACTTTGAACGAACGCCAATCTTCTAAACCAGTATCAAATACTCGAATAGCTTTGAGGATTGAGTCCAAACCTTCGCGAAGTTCTGGTACATTATCGCCTTTTGGCATTTTAGCCTGAGGGATAATATCCATGTTCAAAGTACATTTCATCACACGAGTGTCACCATTTACTTTTGTAAAGGTTACTTCACACTCACCTTCTCGCAATGCAGCGAGCATATTATCTTGATTTAGTTCCATACTATAAATTCTCCGTACATGTGGAATTGACATTAG